ACATACCATATGACCCTTAAATCGTCGTGGGTTTCGTCATTCATAACGAACGCATGATCGTCTATACTTGGCGTTCTGCCGAAAATGGCCGCCGCTTCTTCAGATGTTTCCGGCAAATCCGCACGGGTTGGAACGCTTCCCAAAAGAGTCGGTTTCATGTCGCTCATATGGGATATGGATTTCGTCATTACCCGTATCGTCGCACTGTCAACGTTACCTATGAAAACGCCTTGCGTCCCGTTGTCGTCGAACACCAGGGTTTTTCCGGCCTGAAAGTTCGTGAATGAGCCGAACAGTCTTACGGGAACATCCGTGGTACCCCCCAATGCCCTTGTCAGAAAGGCCCCGTGAAGCGAAGTTGTACGTATCCCGTCTATCACGTTATTCGTGTTGGCAAGTTCCCCGTTAATTTCCTCGAAGCCCTGCCTCATGGCGTTGTTCACCTCGTAGATCTGCGATTCCCTTGCCGCAGCCTCATTGTTGATTGCCTGGGTTATCTGCTGGTTCCTTAGTATGGCCTCATTCTCTATGGCCGTGTGTAATTCGTCCACTTGGTTTTGTCTGGTTTCCGATTCATTCTGTATGGCATTATCCAGCCTGTTTGTCTCGGCGATTCTGGTTTCCGATTCATCGGATATAAGGGACCTTACGTCCCTGAAATTGTCCTGGGTCCAGATTATATGATCATCCAGATTAATCCTTAAAGTGCCTATGTCATTGGTGTTCTGGTTGCCCATATTCACAAGTGTGTCAGTGAGCCATTTCAAATTAGTCACGGACGTGTCGATCCTTGAAATGTCGCTTTCGTTTCTGTCGAATCTGGCAAGGGATGTATCCACGAAATTGTTGAATGACTGTAACATGGTGGAATCGAACGTTTCCAGGTTTCCGACCCTGGAAAGGACGTTGGTGAGACCGTCCTGGATGTTGCCTATGGAATTTATGTTGTTCGATACCTTGGTTTCAAGGACATTGCTTCGATATTCGAGATTGCCCACGTCATTCTCCAGGACGTTCACCCTCTGGATGGTTGTCTGAAGGGATCCCAGGTCGGTGTTTTCCCTTATATCCTCTATATCCGACCTAATGGATTCTATGTCCCCGGTATTAACCGATATCCCGTTTTCGGCGATTAGCATCCTTGAGGTGATCCCGTTTATCGCAGCGATTGTATTGTTATTGTTCTGCGTGACGGTGTTCCCCAAATCCGTGAACGCGTTGTTCATGGTGTTTCGCCAGGATTCCAGGGAGGTAATGCGATTGCCTTGGTTACCGAGATTATTGTTGGTGATATTCAAGGCGTTTTCCATACTTGACCTGTTTTGGGATACGGTATTCTCAAGGGATGATAGATTACTTGCGGTATCAATTATATCACTCTCGGAGGTCGTAATCCTGTTGATTAGATTGTTGCCTACATCGAGAATATTACCGATACTGTCGTTTATTAAGGCGATACCCCCGTTTATATCGTTGGTTATATCCTCTATGCCATGGGCGTTAGAGTCCCTTAGATGTTTCTCGAATTCCTCCACGCTGGTATATGAATAGGGCAGATCGTTCCAGGGTGTTATACCGTCCCCCGTTTTTATCCGCCTGGAACCGTCGTCCATGATTTCGACACCCATTTCCGCACTTTTCATTACGGGATTTATAAGCTCCCAATTGGCGGTGGAATCGCGTCTTGTCAGTATCCTTGTTACCATAAACCTTCCCTTTTCATTTAGTTAGTTTCCTTGTCATGCCTTGTCGTCGCCGATGTTGCTATGGTCCCCTACCACACCCGGACTGTGGGTATTCATTTCCTCCAGTTCCTTCATCTTCACCTTGGCACCGGCCATGTAGGAATCCCTTATTTCGGGGGTAACGGGCATCATATTGGAGGGAATCCAGTGAGTTTCGCCGGCGGGGATCGGTGGCATGTTTTCCTTCTGCCTGATTTCGTTTATCGATAAGATCCCCGTGGATAACTGCCTGGTATAACTGTCCATTCTGTCCTTCACGCTTGTCTTCAGCAGCGAATTGTAGGAGAATTCGAAATATACCCTCCCCGCCTGCGAGGGGGGAATCATCTTGTTTATGGATTGTTCGAACTGCGTCGCTATGGGAAGTATGGCGTTCGATATGAAAAGGACATATATCGATTCTATTATATTATTATTTTTTATATCGCCGTTCAATAACGGTAGGGGTATCCCAAACATTTTTGCTATTTCGCTGGTTTGGAAAGCCCTGTTTTCCGCCAACTGGAGGGCCTGGTTTGTCCCTTGCTTAGTGTCAAGCACGGTATATGTTACGCCCTCGCTTTGAATCAACGGCTTTCCCGCGTTTCTAATCCCGGAATAATTGTCAAGGAAATTCCTTTGCATCTGTAATTTTTCGTCATTAGTCGCCTGTTGGTCAAATTTAGATATATCCATGACCAGACGATTTCCCACGCCATTGTTGTACGAATTCCTCACAAATTCGTCGATCTCACGGGACAGCCTGAATATGGAGCTTGCCTCCTGGAATATGGATTTCCCCCGTATGCCGTCGAATTTGTACCTGGAGGGGATATGTAATATTTTGTCGCTTAGGTATTCCTTGCCGTCATGCGTGAAGACCTTTCGATTTAAGGCATCCTTTCCCACCGACACGGTTTTCGGGTCAAGCCTGAAAAGGGAGGTCAATTCGCCCCGGTCATTATCCCGGAGGAACCAGTATACATTGCCGTCCTTCAGATAATCCACGCATGAGCTATAGAAGAACTGGAATGAGGTGTCTTCCAGGTTCGGGTTTCGAAGCAGCCTGTACAAAGGGTAGTCCTTCATGGCCTCCCTGTTTACACTGTCATAGAAATTGAATGAGATGGTACTGAATGAGGACGCTATGAGATCAACGGCGGCCCATGAGGTGGCACAGGTGCCGAGACCCCCGTTATCGAAATCGGTCCTTGTGAAAATGGCCTGAAGATTGCCGGCGTCCCTTTTACCCGCTATCCAATTAAAAGCACGTCTGAATATATTCATCATATATCTAGTTGTTTTTATTAAACCATTGCCAACGATCTCTTTACGAAATCCAGGTCCTTTTCCGTAATGTGCCTTTTCGCAGGCAGATCGTTGGCCCTCGCCCTGGACAATGCCATTATGGAGGAAATCACGCCGTCTATACGGTTGTTTGAGCTTTTGTTTTTTTTAAGGGGTTTGTAGTTCCCGTTCGGGTCCACGTATAATTCGACGTTTCCAACCATCCATTTCATGACCGGATTCGGATCCACTGTTTTTTCCTCATAAATCAGCCTTTCGTAATCCTTGGAAGGCCCCGAGATATTCCCTATGTTCTGTTGGAACTGCACGAATTCGGTTTTGGGCATTTTGCTATCCAGGTTTTCTATGAGTTTGTTGCTGTTCCATCTGTCATACGCGAATTCCAGGATATTGAATCTTTCGTTATCCTCCAGGATATCCTTTTCTATGAAATCATAGTTCACCGTGGATCCGGGGGTTGTTTTCACAAGACCTTTTTCTATCCATTCCAAAATGTTTATATTCTCATGAAGATATCTTTCGTTCACCGTCTCGAAGGGCACGTAAAAGGTATGGTGGAAATAATACAGCCCGTCCCTGACGAAAACCTTGGTGTAGGCGTTGAGGTCGAGATTCGAGGCCAAATCCAGACCCCCGAAACAATCGCACCCCTCGAAATCCCTAATGTCGAAGGCCGTGTTCCGTATCTCGGTGTCCCATTTTTGAAGGGGGATCCATCCGCTGGCTGAATTACTCCAAATCCCGCAGTTTTTAGCCTTGAAATCGTTCTGCTTGTAGGGGGTACTAATCGCATTCTGAAGGTTGCTAAGAAGGGTCTCATGTTTGACGATTGTCCCCAAGGAGGGATTGCACTTTATGAAATTATTTGGATCCTTCCAATCATCCTCCGGAAAGTCATATGCGTAGATTATCGTGAAATATTCATCGTCGGTCTTTACCCCATTCAGTACTTTTTTAGCCTCCGTATTCTCTGCGTAACATGGACCCGAGATGTCGAGGCCTGCGGATGTTATGATCAGTACCATGGAATTATCCCTGGCGTTTCCGCCGTATTGGTGGGCGGTTAAAAGATTGTTCGAAGTCCAGCCATGATACTCGTCGAACACTGACCAGGAATTCTGGAACCCGTCGGTTTCCTTTGTGTCGCTGGAAAAGAACTTTATATAGCCGTCCCTTTTCTTGTCATGGATCCCGTATCCCTCCGTGATAACAGTGTCCCTTGGATTCACCTTGAACGTTTTCTTATACGTGGATATAAGTTCCTTGTAGAACTGTGTCGCCTGGGTAAGGCCCCTAGCGACGAAAAAGCTCTCGGCCGCATCGGTGTGAAGGAAGTCATATAGAATCGTCGGAATCAGTATCCCCGTGGTTTTTCCCGCCTTCCTTCCCACTTCCAGGTAGCCGTTTCTATACCTTCTTTTACCGTTGTCCTTTTTGTGTGTGAACGAATAAAGGTTATAATATACGAACTTTTGCCAGGGAAGCAGTTTGAGCCTTTCACCCTTCTTCAGTTTGGGGGTCTTCAGTATCTCGGCGAAATCTATGACTTCATCCGCGAATTTGGGAACCAGCTCATAGGGGAATGTGGTGTCGTCTTTCCTCTTCAGATCATTTATGAACCTTTCTATGGCCTTCCTGGTATACCTTCCCGATAATATTTTCCCGGACAATATATCATCGCAGTATCCCATGACATCCCTGTGATGGTCACTATAGAAGTTCGTAGTTCTTGTCATTATCGGCCTCTTCTTTATTTTCGGTTCCCAAAGGGGTCCTACAGATCATCGTGAATGATTTAGCCAAGGATATCTGTACGTCGTTAAGTTTCTTATATGTGTCAGAATCATTGGAGGGTTTTATTTTTTTTAATTCCCCCTTCAGCCTGTGAAACCTTGTGTATATTTCGGTCTTCATCTCGGTCAATGCGTCGATATCCGACGGCAGGATAACCCCGTGCCTGTTAGGGCGATATGTACCGGCTTCCAGATGTTCCTGGATCGATTTTTTGTTGCTTCCCCCCCTCATTTCCCGTCCCTCCATGTGCGAAATCGTGAATACGTCATGAAAAGTTAGTGTTTTTTTCCCGGCTGTGTTTGCCAGCCATGGTTATCGCAGTGAATTTCGGGATTTCGGGCGGAATCGGCGAATTTCGGGCGGGAATTCGCGGAATCGGCCCGGCCCGGCCCGGCTGAATCGGCGGGAATCGCGAAATCGGGCGAAATCCGGGCGGAATCGGCGAATCTCGTGGGATCTGGCCCGCCGGGGGGCCGGATTTGGGCGATTTTCCGGATTTTTTGGGATTTTCGGCCCGGAAATCGCCGGCTTACACGAACGAAAACCGGGAAGGGGGTGGTCTCGGCCCGTGGGTTGGTGTGGCGACCCCCGCCACCAGTCCGGACTGGCATCCCGCTCCCTTTGCTCTTCCACGGGCGATTCCCTGCTTGACTCTATCGGGGAATAATGTATAATACTAATTATAGTAGGAGAATGATTATGGCTACTATATTTGATGTGGCAAAGTATTTTCTCGAAAAATTAGGACCGTTATCCGGCAGAAAATTGCAAAAGCTCTGCTACTATGCCCAATCTTGGCATTTGGCCTGGACCGGGGAACCTCTTTTTAATGAAAACTTCGAAGCATGGATTTATGGTCCTGTTTGCCCGGAACTTAGAGCTTTCCATAAAGAAAAGGATGCAGATATATATGAGGTGCCTTTTGAATTCTTCGATGAATTCAACTATGAGTTTACCGAAGATCAATTAGAGAGTTTAAATATAATAATCAAAGATTATGGCCATATGACACCCCTTGAACTAACAGACCAAACCCATATAGAATTCCCTTGGAAAAATGCTCGGGGTACACTCTCCCATAATGAAAAAGGCAAGACCGTTATTACGAAAGAATCAATGAAGACTTTTTATAAAGGCTTATTATAAAAGCTTATGTCAAAAAAAATAACTAAAAAACCTGAAAATACCAACGAGATATCTTTTAATTTTAGAAAGTTTGATATGGAGTTTCCAGCAGTCTTGAATGAGGATGATTTTAAAAATCTTTTTCTTAAATTAAAAGACATCAGTGGGAGAAAATGGAATGAAATATTACAGGACACAAGACACGGGAACTCTAAGCATCATAAAATATCTTCTAATAAAATAGATGATAAATTTATGTCTCTCATAAAAGAGAGGAAACTTCCTAGAGATGATATTTTTTCGTATTCCCTAGATAAAAAAGAAAGACTGATAGGAGAAAAGTTCATGAATATCTTTTATGTTATTTGGTATGATAAAAACCATGAATTTAGTCCTTCAAATCCAAAAAAGTAAATTCCGTATGAATTTGCTTTAACCTCATTAAGCCCCCCCTTCGCTATCTTCTGTCCGCTATTTCACGGGCAGTTATTCCACGGTGACACCCCTCGCATAACACGGCAAGATTGTGAATATCGTAAAACAATCCTTCATCCCCTCTTGGTGGCACTTTATGGTGAACATGTAAAGCAGTCTCCTTTCGGGATATCCCGCATTTCTCGCAAAAGGGATTCTCACTCAAAACACGTTTCCTAAGATTCCTCCATGCCGATGTTCTATACAATTCGGTGTTATACCTTTGGGCGTTCGCAAAAGGTTTCCTTTCGCTTCTGATTTCCCTGTGTCTCTCGCAATACCGTTCGTTCATCGGTATCAATGTGGTACATGAGGGATCATTGCAGACCTTCTTCATCATTACTTAAAATCCCCCTCTGGAAAATAGGAATATGATTATCCCTATAAAGAATCCTGTTATGAGCCATTTCATTTTCCCTCCCCTTCTTTGACGGGATTACTGCTATCCTCGGCAGGGGTTAAAACTTGGATAAGCAATGCCAGACCTATAGGTATCGTAATCAAGTATAAACTTAAAAATATATACATACCTAAATACAGGGAAACAGCGAAAGGACCAATGATACTTAATGCCAGACTCGCTATAATCAGTGACCATTTTATGAGACCCTTGAAAATGACGAAAAACAACGATAACAATTCCTTGAACCATTTCATACATATCTAGTATGTTTTATCGCAGACACAAAAAAGGGGCTGCATGGATATCACCACGCAACCCCAAAGGAGAGTTTTAAAGAAAAGCCCTACGGTTGTTCGTTTCTCTCTCTCAATTTTTTCTGAAAGTAGGATTCCTCACCTTCCACCTCCGTGCTTACATTGTCAGCAAAGGTTTCCAGCAACTTCCTTTCGGCGACATAATCACGAATAGGGCGATTGCCTATATATTCATCCTCCAGGGCCTTCCTGGATCCCCAATAGGGATCTATCGCCCTACGCATATGATCCCTCTTTATCATCCGCGACCCTAATGCTATCAATAATATCATCCAGCCTGTTGTAGAAAACAAGGTGTCTTTTCATTTTTTGAAGATCCTCTTCCCTTGTTTGAAATTCCTTTTTTAGATTTTCTATGTTACTGAGGGGACCTAAGAGATATTCACTGCAAAATCCATATGTGTCCATAAATCCCATGACCTTTTTCAGATGTTCTATGAATTCCCCGAATGTAACATTCTTATCCCCCAATCTGGAATATAGAATCCCAATAGCCAACCCTACCGTTTCACATATTGTCCCAATTCCCTTCTTTTCTTCCATTTTTCTTGTCTCCTTGTTCAATTAGTATCTTTATTATATTAACAATGATTCACCATTCCGAATGTATCGGCGAAACCCTTTTTCCATTCCTTGCCTGGTATGGCCCTTATAAGAATCCTTTCGTAAAGATTCCTACCCTCGATTGAAGGCTTGATTCTGCCCAATAGCTCGTAACTTTCGGGGTCATGATATCCCATGTACGTCAAGGGA